TCTCTCCCACGTTTCAATCTCCCGAAAATCAGCGGTCGGACGATCCCGCCAAAGAGCCCTCACAGATCGCTTCCTGGAGTCGGAGAGTTCTGTGATGCGCGGTTTTCCCCTGGGTCCCATGATGGTGTTCCAGAGTTCCACCACCTTGCTGTATGGGACCCGCAATCCGGGAGGCTTCGGCGTTTTCACCTCCAAGTCGGACCCGTCGCCGCTTCGAGCGGCGACAAGAGTATTTGTTTTTAATTCCTTTCCACTTCCACTTCCAAGTTCCACTTCCACTTCCCCGGACGGTATGGATACGGTATCGGTACATTCCTGATACGGTATGGATACGGTATCGGTACATTTTGGTACGGAAGGGTCTCCGTCAAAAAGGTTCGGATACCGTTCCCATATCCTCCTGGCCAGTTTTAAGGGGATGGAATGAATCAGCTTTTTTAGAGATTCGATAAGCTTTGGAGATGTGGTTGTCTGGTTTTTTACGAAGTTGCAAAGCCAGATTAAATTTCCGTCTGAAAACACTTTATCAGCAGTCTCCAACTGAGCCAGCCCATTTTCCACATCCTGCGGATCAAGCCCGGTTTCGTAGGCTATGCGTCTTTTCGTGATTTCCAGAACTCCCAGGTTGTTCGTGTGGGGAGAGGAGATCAGGTAGAGGTAGAGGAGCTTCGTCGAAGCCTGAAGCTCCTCCACGAACGGGTCCGTCCAGAAATCCATCTTTAGGGTTCGGTATTCAGCCATGAGAGATCACCCCGGAAAAGGGGCGGTACTAAACCGCCCCGTTAGTATCCGAGAATGGAAGCCCGGGATCGTCCCGGACTGAAACCATTTCGCCGTCAAAAAGTTCGTAAGGAGGTTCCTCAAGCTCTCCTCCCAGAAGATCGAGATCCGCCTCGTCCCAATCCATGGAGGAATTTTTCGGAACGACAGCCTTGATGGCCACCATCGCCCGATCTGAATCTCCGTCGTACCTGGCAAGGAAACCGGCCCATATTTCCTTTTTCCGCTTCTCGGTATCATCGGCATCGGCTTTTTTTGTTTTGCCTGAATCGGACTTCAGCTTCTTGATTTTTTCCTTCACAGCTTCGGCTTTTACCTCAATGGGCTCCACTACCTCGGCTCTTGTCACTCCACTACCGGGATCATCATTTTCAGCCTGTCCCATCTCCTCGCCGGAGTAGAGGCCTGAGAGTTCCTGCGGGAAGGCTTTTCGTAGAGCGAGGCTTTCGCAACACTTTGCAAGCATGACATCCGGCATCTTTCCCCAGAGGCCGGAGGGTTTCCCGTCCTTTTTCGTCTGGACGTATCCCTGAAATCTCGCGACGGCCCAGAGGGGCTCCCGGAAATCGGACCGGAGCACCCCCACTTTCGCGGCGACCGGCGGAAGTTCCGAGAGCCAAACATCCCGCCATTCGCCGTCCTTCCCGCACCAGTAGGGGCCGATCTGGCCGATGTATTTCCCGGACCGCTCCGCGATGAGCCGCATACCGTCGATGGAGATCTGGACCCCCATGACCTCTCTCCCTTCCCGGGAGTCCCACCGTTTAATCGCGTAAATCTGCCGGGCAAAGGGATCGAGCCCCGTCCGGTTGCAGACCTGAACAAATAGGGATAATTCATCGTCGGTCGTATCCCGGGCTATCGTCCGCTTGATCAGCTCAACCTGCTCCCGGTTCAGCGGGTTTATCTGCGCCTGCGGCATCGTGGCAATCGCATTATTCATAGACTTTTTCCTCCTTCAGGAAATATGGCCGGAACGGCCTCGACGGCTTCGACCGCTTGTAAAACGGCTTCATCGATTCCGCCAGCTCGGGATGTTTTTTTGCAAAGCTCTTATGGTCAAAGGACTCGCTTCCAGCCCGCTCGGTCCAGTACACCCGGAGCCCGGCACCCTCTGCAGCCGTCGCTCCTGCAACGGTCATGATCTGCTGCAGCCTCTCTTTCGCCGATGTCTCGAGTTCTTCCGCTTCGGAGAGGATTTCCTTCGCCAAGCGGAATTCCTCGACGGCAGATCTCCATCCCTGGCCGTCGATCTGTACGAGCTCCATGCCAGACTGCAGCGGAGGAATATTAGGGTTGACCTGATCTTTCGCTTCCTCCGGCGGGGTCCCCTCCTGCACCAGCTTCCAGAAAGCGGAGTCCCGGTCGTAAATGAGCTCGATCCGGTCCTCGTTCCGCTCCACGTCCAGGGCTATCAGCTCCCAGAGCTCCGCGTTGAAGATCGCGAACGCCCCCCACTCCCGCCCCGAAACCGCCAGGTAATGCTGCATCTGGAGCTGGTAGTAATCGGGAATACCCTCCCGCTTGATCTTCGAGAAGGTACGGAGGCCAGGGCATTTGATCTCGAGGATCCCTGGCTTTCGCCCCTTGACGCCTACGATCTCCCTGTCGATGTTGCCGATCATCCAGTCGTACCGATCATGCTGAAGGATGGCATTGACTCTGCGGATCCTGCGCTCCGTCTCTCCGGCATAGAGCGTCGCTATCGTTGACTCAAGGGCATTTCCTCTCTTCATGGCCGGCGTCGGTTCATCGCTGCTTCTGATACCGACTTTCTCTTCCCACAACTCCCTGGGAGTAGTGAATGGATGATCGTTCCCCAGGACGATGACCGGGGTGTCAGATCCGCCGATGCCCTGGCGCCGCTTCTCAAGCCACTCTTCACGGTCAAGTTCCTTTGTGGATACAAGTTGCTGCATCATAAACGCCTCCTTGTGCTAAAATAGGGGGCAGGTGTTCGTAGCACCTACCTCGTTCCATCGACAGCCCTCCGGGAAACCGGAGGCTTTTTTCGTTTTCATAGCAGCTGCACCAATACAGCCGCAGAAGCCCCGAGAAAAAACGACACTGCCGAGAGAAACGCTACCGCTCCAGGAGTGAATCGCATTCACCGTCTCCTCCTCTGCGCCTTAAGCGCCTGTTTATGCCTACGCCTACTTCCATGCTTCCACCTGCGGTTCGCGTTGGGATCCTGGTTCGGGTCTTTGAGACTGTTATCGATCCGGGCTCCGTAATCCAGAAAATATGTCAGTTCGTTCCCTTCCATACCCGACCATCTCCTCCATACAGATAATTCAAATACGCGGCGGCCTCCTCACGGGTCTTGAACTCGATCTGGGGGAACCACACACCGTCAGGACGGAAAAATCCAACGATCCATAAATGTGTCTCCATCTGCTGAAATGCCCACATGTCCTTCACCTCTCTTTCTTTCGTCCTCTCCAGATTTCTACTGTCCATCCGATGGCCAGTATCGAAAGAAGAAAAGAAATGAACTCTCTTTCGAATGCCCACTGTTCGACAAACTGCTGCTCCATCTCCTACTCCCCTCTCCACGCCTCGGCATACGCCCTGGAGAGTCCCAAGCTCACTTCGGAGAGATAGCGGGCCGTCCCGAGTTTCGGGAGTTCCGCAAGAGTCAAAGGGAGCTGCACCAGGAGAACCGCATGAAGCACCAACAACCGCAGCCATCTGTTACGACGCCTTATCCAGCACATTTCTAGGCCTCCCTCGTTTTTTCGCGGGGGCGGGTTCGAGAGCGGCAACCCCCGTTTTTTTCTCCCATTCGCTGTCAATTCGCCGGAAGTTCGTTGCCAGAGCGTATTGTGAACATCTGATCTTTGTGGTAGCAGTAATGGTCTCGGAAATCTCCCGCCAGCTATGCCCGGTGATCCGGGCCTGCCGGATATCGTCGTACAGCTCTCGGATAAGCCTTCCGAGCGTTGAGCTTCTGTGTCCCGGCGTTACTGCCATCTGCGCGAGTTCCTGACGCAACAGCGGTAACCCCGGAATATCAAACTCAGCCATATTGCACCTCCTCCTTCCGTCTCTCCCAGGCCGCCATGGCGATTACCAGACTGGGACACTCATAGGCGGAGTCTCCTGGCCAGTGCCGCTTGCCGGTAACCCGGCACTTCCTGTGCCTATCCGTGTCGAAAGAGTCGATGTAGTTTTTGCATACCCCGCAGCAAATCATGCAGAAACCTCCTCCTGTATGGTCCCCGAACTGACCGTGCAAGCGCGATCTTCTCCAGCAGTTCGTTCAAGCTGCTCCCTCCTCAACTTGATGGTTAACTCACGGAGAAGTTTTAATTCGGCCGCATTTTCCTTTTTCCACTTCTCCCATCTTTCATCCCAGACCATGGTTCGACCTCCTTCCGCAGAATATCGGTGCTACAATCAAACTTGGCCGCTGTGGTTCATGGAGACGGCAGCTTTCACACTTCTCGGCATGTTCTCCAAAAGTCCCTGCAGCTTTTCCGCAGCCTCTTTCACTTCTTGAGCCCAGCAGACGAATTCATCTGATTTCACAACAACTTCAATGACTTTCCCCATGTCGTTGCCTCCTAAGCTTGGGATAAACACTCCTCTATTCGGTTTTCAAGGTTCTTCCCTCCGCAGTCCTACCTTTGAGGAACGAGACTAAGCAGTTCTCGAAGTGCCTCCGGAGAACCGGAAATCGTTACTTCGTCTGAACGGTGACCGATTCTTCGCTGCTTCGTTCCCCGGAGGGCGACTGAGGTTTTTCGTTTGAAGAAAACTCATCTAGAGAAAGTCCTGTTTTTCGTGATATCGCCTCTAGCATTGAAAAACTAGGCTCTTTTTTGCCAGTTTCCAGTTCCGATAGAAACGCCTGCGTAATCTGAAACATTTTCGCCGCTTCCGTCTGTGACAGGCTTTGCGATTCCCGCCAAGCCTTTAATGCCAACTTATTGAACGCCATTTGACCTCACCTCCTTCTCTGTTTCTGAAATGGAGTATAGCCTAAAGCATTTACTCTGTCAATAGCTTTAAGTGATAGGAAAATACTAAGGGTTGTTTGCTCTTTTAATAGCTTTAGCTATAAGAAGAGAAGAGGAGGAGGAGGTGTTTTTTGTGGGGGGAATCGAAAAAGCAGTATCTACAAGAGATTAAATACTCATGGCTCCAAATATGCCTACGGTACGGAATCGAACTAAAACGGAAAAGATGGGACTTATGGCCTATACCCATACCGGAATAAAGGTGTTATACTTTACTCAGGTTGAAGGGACATTG